CGCAGAAACTTCAACAGAGCAATAAACGATATAAGTGGCGATAACCCTTATATTAGTGTCGTTAGAACGGTAAGCGGTAATAATGCAAAAATAACGTGTAGTGGCGAACAAGTGTTATATGCCGAATTTGGTGCAGGCATAAGAAATGCCGATAGAGAAGTGTATGTTGATTGCCACGTTGCAAATCGTGGTGGAAATACTTACTTTGTTGAAGGACATACTAAAACTATCTCCTTAACAACATTGAAAGACACAATTACCAAACAATATATGCCAAGACCTGCGGGAATAGGCGATTTAGGTTATAACCCAATGGCGTGGCATACTCCTTCGTGGGGTATTAACTCGTTTTGGTTTAGACCAAGCCAAAATGGGCGTTATAGTCCAACTATGGAGAGAATTAAAGAAAAACCAAATGGCGAACTTGACCCACGATATATGTTTACAACAGGCACTAAACCTGTTCGTGCATTATGGAGAGCAAGAAATACCGCAATAAACAAATTAGCAAGCGGGAGGTTAAAGTTTAAATGATTAACAATGCAAATGAAATCTTTACACGCTTAACAACCGCTTTGCAGGGCGAAGATAGTAGTGTAAAGACATCAAGCGTTTACACAAATAGCCCAACGTCTTATCCGTTTGTAAGTATTGAACTAATTGGCGATAGCGTTTATGAAAATGGCATTGATAGTGGAGATATTGAAAACTTTGCGAACATTGACTACGAAATAAATGTTATTGCGACAGGCGATACAAAAATGAGTAAGGCATACAAGTTATTAGGGGTCGCTGATAACTTTATGAAAAGTATTGGGTTTACGAGAATTATCTTAACCCCAATGCAAGACCAAAACGAAACAAAATACCGATTACTTGCTCGTTATGAGGGAGTAGTTGGAAAAGACTTTAAAGTATATAGGAGGTAAGCATTATGCCTACATATAATTCAAATCCTACATCAACGATTGGCACATACTTAATGAAAGGCACAGGTAGCGGAACATTATCATATACCAAGTTATGTGATATTAAGGACTATCCAGACCTTATTGGCGCACCAGAAGCCCTTGAAACTACAACATTAAGCGACACCGCCCGAACCTATATTCAAGGTTTGAAGAATAACGAGCAACTTACATTTACCGCTAACTACACCGAAAACAATTTCAATACACTTAATGCTTTAAGTGGTGTTCAACATTTAGCAGTTGATTTTGGAACTGACGGTGCAGACGGACGTTTCACATTTGACGGATACGTTTCCGTATCTATCGTAGGACACGGTATCAATGAAGTTCGTGAGATGTCTATCGTTATCACACCAACAACAGTAATTACTTTCGTTCCAAAAAGTGAATAATCAATAGGGGGTAGATGTTATGGCAATGAATACAACCCCAACTTCAACGATTAACACTTTTCTAATGTTAGGGACATTAGTTGAAGAAACAGTTGTTTTTAATAAACTTTGCGACATTAAAGATTATCCCGATTTAATCGGTAATCCAGAAGCACTTGACACAACATCATTAAGTGATAGTTCAAGAACTTATGTTCAAGGTTTAAAAAACAATGAACAATTATCTTTTACTGCAAATTACACAGAAGATAGTTTTAATACCATTAGCAATTTAGAAGGAAAACACACCTTTTCTATTGATTTTGGAACTGACGGTGCAGATGGACGTTTTGTATTTGGTGGTTATATCTCTGTTTCTATTACAGGACACGGTGTAAACGAAGTTCGCGAAATGCAAATTACAATTACACCAACAACTAATATACAGTTCATTCCAACACCTTAAAAATTAAATTTATTTGGAGGTTTTACAAGTGGGTAAAATTATTATTAAAAACGAAGCAGATAATAAGAAGTATGAATTGGAATACAACCGTTCTGCTATCGTGAGAATGGAAAAGCAAGGTTTTGATGTCAAGAAGATTGACAAAGAACCTATTGCAACTATTGTCTTGCTAATGCGTGGTGCATTTTATATGCACAACCCAAGTTTAAGTGATGAGGAAATTGACGCTATTTGCGATAAATTAGACAAAAGCGACGAATTTATCCAAGCACTTCTTGAAATTTATACTAATGCCTTAATGGCGTTGAGCGGGCAAGACAAAAAACAAGCAAAAAACTTCAAGTGGGAGAAGTGCTAAATGCTTCTCCCCAAGAAACAAAAAGCATAGAAGAAACATTTAACGAGTTTTGCCCTTATTTGCTTGCTTCGGGGTGTTCTTATGATGACTTTTGGTATGGAGATACCGACATCGCAAAACAATACCTTAAAGTAGGCGAAATTAAGCGCAAACAAGAAAATGAACGTCTATGGCTTCAAGGTTATTACTTCTATATTGCCTTATGTGATGTAGCACCTGTTCTCAATGCGTTTGCGAAGAAAGCAAAAGTTCAACCATATTTGAGCGAACCGCTTGCCTTAACGCACGAAGAAGTTGAGAAAAGAGATGAACTTGCAAGACAAAATAGACTTATGGGCTTGAAGCACAAATTATTAAACTCGGTTAAACAGGAGGGTTAAGATTATGGCAATTAGTTATGATAGTTTAGAACTAAATATATCGGCTAATGTAAGCGAAGCCACCAAAGGTATTCGTTCTTTAAAAAGTAGTCTTAAAGCCCTCCAAGATACCGTTAAAGGTTTAGACTTTGAAACACTAACAAGAGTAGAAAAACATTTACAAAATATTGCAAAAATAGACTTTTCAAATGTAAGCAAAGGTTTGCAAGATGTTGTAAGTGCTTTTAAACAGATGAATAGTCTTGCTAATGGCAAAGTAAAAATGCCTGTCCTTGACCCAAAAGAACAAGCAAAAGCCATTAACTTAATGACAAATTTTGGCGAAGGTTTTAAAAATGAACCTGAACTGCCAAAAATTAAATTTGAAGAAAGTAGTTTACCAACATTAAGCAATGGCTTTTCAAACACTTTCAAAGATTATAAAGTAAGTATTGAAGAAGTGAACAATGCTATGCTTACTTTAAATAATAGTTTAAAACAAGCAGGTTTAAATGGCGCACAGGTAGAAGCAGTTGTAAGAGCATTAGAATATGAAAGCAACGAATTTGACCCTGCACAACTTGAAATTGTTGAAGAAACATTAAAGAAGTTTGGCATTGACGCAGATAAAGCGAAAGACGCAATTAAACGCTTAAAGAAAGAAACAAAAGAAGGTGGTAAAGACGCGGAAAAGAGCGCAGGCAAGTTTCAAAAGATAGCCAACGCATTTAAACGTATTCTTTTCTATCGTATGGTAAGACGTGCTATCCAATTAGTAGGACAAGCATTAAAACAAGGCATAGAAAATGTTGCTTTATTTGATAGCGAATTTAATGCAAGTATGAGCGAGTTAAAGTCATCGCTTTCTTACCTTAAAAATGCTATTGGAACAACACTCGCACCTCTTATTGAATATCTTGCACCTATCGCAACAACTTTAATTGACGGACTTGCAGAAGCGTTTAATGGTTTAAGCGAAGCAATGTCATCGTTTGCAGGTAAAGATTATTTCATAAGCGCAAAAAAAAGCGTAGAAGATTATGCCGATAGTATTAAGAAAAACAAAAATATTTCACTTGGTATTGACGAGTTAAATGTTGTTAAACAAGATGACGACCAAAACCTTGAAAAAAAAGCAGTTCAAGCGAATAACTTAAATAACTCCTTAAAGGAATTTGGCGCAAACATCAAAGCCATTTTAAGTGAAGTTGCAGGCTTTATTACAACCAACATCAATAAAGTATTTGGTTTAGTCCAAAAATGGATACCAAAAGTTTTAGAATGGCTTAACCCAATACTTGCGAAGATAGGACAAATTTTTGACGCAATACAACCTATCGTTGATATGGTGTTTGAAATTATAGACCAATTATTCAACCAAACAAATGATACAGTTGGCGAAAGTGTTGGCGCATTTGTTGATACAATTATTGATATTGTCAATTTAATTGCGCAAATTATCAAAATGCTAAAACCTGTATTTGAAACAATAAACCTTATTTCGTCATTGATAGTTAATGTTGTGAATAATGGTTTAACAACTTTATCGCACGTTATTAACACAATAGTTAAAAATATTAGTCCTATCCTTAAAATACTTGAACCAATACTTGACGTTATTATGATGATAGTTGATGTTATCGTTGGTGTTCTTGGTGGCGCGATTGAAGCCATTTTCGGTGTTATAAATACCCTTGTTGAATTTATCGTTGCTATTTTTGATACACTCGTAGCAGTATTTCAAGGCGACTTTAATAAAATTGGCGATATTTGGGGCAAACTTGGCGAAAGAATGAAAAACATTTGGCGAAGTGTTGGCAACTTCTTCATTGACGTATTAAATGCCTTAATCGGTGCAGTTGAAAAGTTTGCTAATTTCTTCGTTGATATTGCAGGAAAAGTCGCAAGTTGGTTTGGTGCAGATACATCAAATTGGGGTGTTCATATTAATAAAATAGAACACTTTGCAACAGGTGGTTTCCCAAGCGAGGACGGTTTCTTTTATGCTAACCATAATGAACTTGTCGGGCAATTTAGCAATGGTAGAACTGCCGTAGCAAACAACGAGCAAATTACCGAAGGCATTTATCAAGCCGTTTTGCAAGCAATGAACGATAGCAACAGACAAAGCGATAGCAGAGATATTGTTTTACAAATTGACGGACGCGAAATTGGACGTGCAAGTGAAAAATACCAAACACAAAAAGGTGCGCCTATTTTTAGTGGAGGTTATCATTATGGCTATTAGTAGTCCAAGACATTTAGTATATATTTATAGTGAAACATTTGGAGATGTAAGCGACAATTATTGGGTTGAATTACCAACGCCAAGTGATTATAGCGGTATTTCAACGACATTAGTTGATAGTGGAAGAAATAATGACGGACAAGTTATCGCACAAGTTTTAAGAAGCGATATTGCTAAAATTGAGTTAAAGTGGAATTTTTTAACTACCGAACAATATAGTGCGATTGCCAAACTATTTGAGCAAAATTTAGGCGGTTCGTTTATCGTTCCTGTTTCATTTTTCAATGTAATAACAGGTCTTTTTGAGGGCGATGTAAGTATTGCACCAAATTCGTCCGTAAGATTATTTTATCCAAATGATAGAAAGGTTGAATTTGCAAGAATGGTTTTAAACAATGACGGCACACCACAAGGTTATCAAAATGTATCTTTGCACCTTATTGATACAGGTTTGAAATATGGAGAACAATTATGATTTCGGTTTCAAATGATTGGATACAAGCGCAAAGTGATATTGTAAGACCCGAAGCATTTATTGAAATAAGTGGTGGCGGTATAACTTTGACTAAAAAAAACCTAACAAGTTTTTCATATACACAAAGCGGGGCAATAGATAACTCGCAAATACCTTTAAAAGAAATATATTTTGAAATACTTAAAACTCCATATTTTGATTATGATTTACCAACCGATGTAATTTATACATTAAAATTTGGTTTTGAAATTAACAATGCAGTTGAAATGATAAATGTAGGGTTGTTTAAAATTGCTTCAAAAGATATTAAAGAAAATGGGCAAACTGCAAAATATACATTAAACGACCAATTTACAAAACGAGATACAGGCGATTATTTTTGGCTTAACGATGTTTACAAAGGTGGAAGTTATCAAAGTGTTTATTTTATTGATAGCACACAAATAGCGCCTTTTTATAGTGGAACACTATTTGAATATGTTGGTGGTCTTACAAGCGAAACCGGTGTTAATATTGGTGGTTTTTTAACAAAATGTTCTTATGGCGAAGTTATGCAACAATTAGCGCTTGTTAGTGGTTATACGCTTGTTCCAAGACCACTTGCTACTGAATATAGATTTGCACAAGTAAATGTTCTTGATAGAACTTTAACTGACTATTTAATTACTAAATCTATTCAATATAAAAAACCTGAAACTGAGCATAATAACCAAATTAAAAGTTATCGTGTTTTTGGCAATAAACCAATGCTTTTTAATGCGGGCTATGTGCCTCAATATACCGTCTTAGAGGTTGAAGTAAACGCTAATGGAGATACTTATGTTGAATTAGATAGCAATGTCGTTTATACAAGCGCAGAATTAGTTAGCGGTCAAACCTTATATGGCATTTGGAGAGTTTTAATTACTGCGAATAGATTGCTAATTTCATCAACACATAATCAAGGTCAAACCGCAAAAGTAAAGTTATATAATTATTTGACATACGATAAACCATCTCAATTATTTGATGTTAATAATGACGGAGATATTATTGATATAAATTCACAATTACTTTATGACACAAGACCAAACCCTGCACCAATTAACAATAATGTTATTACCTGTGGTAATTTCTTAAAAGTATGTGGGCTTTATAGAGATATTGTTAGTGTTCCTTGTCGTATTGACCCACGCGTTGAATTATTTGATAAAATTACAATAGAATTGCCTAACTCAAACCTTGTTAAAGGCATTGTTGAATATGTGAAGATTACTTACAATGGCGCTTTTAATGGCGAAATTTCAATTAGAAAAACCGAAGAACAAAATGGCGATTATTTTTGCATTACAAAAGTCGGTGGTAGTGGCAACTCCATTAAAATACAAGCAGATGACCCTAACTTGCAATTAAATAGCAATTTCAAATATAGTTATGACCGCATAAGTTGGCAAAGTCTTACCGAAGGAACTTATATTCAATTTAATTATAGAAACAAAATTTATTTCAAGGGTAATAATAGCACTATGAACAAAAACAATTCCACATATTATCATTTTGTTGGAAATAATATTGATTATAGCGTGTCTGGTAATATAACATCATTATATGATGAAACTATGACTTCAACGACTATCCCTGAAACATATTTCTTATGTAGTTTATTTAAAAATGAAAAACGTTTAGTTGATGCTTCAAACTTAAAATTACCTGCAACTAATTTAGCAACAGGTAGTTATTCAAGTATGTTTAATGGTTGTTCAAATTTAGTTTATGCACCACAAACTTTGCCTGCTTCTTCTATTACAGGTTCTTCATACCACTCTATGTTTAAGGGTTGTTCGAGTTTAATTACAACTCCGCAAATACTCGCTACTTCGTGTGATAGTGCTGCTTGTGCATATATGTTTGAAGGTTGTTCTTCTTTGACACAAGCACCACAACTTCGTGCGACAACCGTTGGCTCAAGTTCATATTCATATATGTTTAAAGATTGTTCATCACTTGTAAGTGCGTTTTCAAATTTGCCTGCGACTACATTAGGCACATTTAGTTATTATAAAATGTTTTTAAACTGCACATCTCTAATACAAACACCGCGAATTTCTGGAATAAGATTAGGCGCTTATTGTTGTGCAAGTATGTTTGAAGGTTGCACTTCATTAACAAAATTACCAGCATTACGGGCGACTACTTTGCAAGAAAGATGTTATAACCGTATGTTTTATGGTTGTAGCAATATCAAATTAAGAACAACGTCAAGTTCAACATATAATAAAATTTATCAAATTCCGTATGGTCAAACAGGAACAGACGCAACAGACGCAACAACAGATATGTTTACTTCCACAGGCGGGACATTTACAGGAACTCCGTCAATCAACACAAATTATTACACATCAAAAGAAGTTGTGTAATTTATATTGCAAACTAATTATTATTAGTTTACTATAAAATTAAGATATAAGAGGTTATCTTAAAAGCGAGAGGGCTATTAAATAGTCTTTTTACTGCGTTTAAGGAGGATAAATCAATGGACTACTACACATTTATAGGAACGCTCGTTGTTGGGCTTGGCGTAATAATTGCGCTTTTCTTCGCAGTTCATAACCCACTTTCAAAAATTGAGCATAGACTTACTCAAATTGAAGATGAACTAAAAGCAATTAACAAAACTTTGGACGGACACGGTAGCACATTAGCCGACCACGAAAAGCGTATTACTCAAAATACAACCGATATTAAGGTTATCAAAAGCGGAAAAGGAAGGCATTAGTTATGAGTGTTGCAGAAATTAGCGAATTAGTTGGACTTATTACCGCACTACTTGGACTTTGCGGAATGATAGTGGCTTATGTAAGAAAAGTTTACAAAACCATTAAAGAGAAAAACCTAAAAGTATTTATTGAGGAACAAATGACAATAGCCGAGCAAACCGAAATGAACGGAAAAGAAAAGTTGGTATTAGTCTTATCCGCATTAGAAAAACGATATGGTCTTAAAGAGTTCATAAAAATTGAAAAAGAAGCAAAAGACTATATTGAGGAATGTATTGAGTTTAGCAAAAAGGTTAATAGTAAATAACGAAAGGAAAATAAAATTATGGCAAAAGTAGATGAAAGAAAATATCTAAATCAAAACATTACTGCCTCAACAACAAACATTGAGAAATTATCAAATGCTTTGTGCGACGCCCTTGAATGTGGCGACGCAGTTAGAGAAATTGCTAATGACGGAAGTTCAAAATATTATGCGGTTTCTATAAAAAGTGATAGTGCTATAACTTTCACATATAACGATAGCGACAAAGCCGTTGAGGTGTCTTATGTAAAAGGCGACAATGGTTGGGTTTACGATGAAACACTTGAAACCGAATATACAAATATTAAAGACGCTCGTATTCCGTCAATGAAAAATCAAGGCGGAAAGTTTGCACAAGTTGATAGTGAAGGCAAAAAATTTGAATATGTGTCTTTGTTATTTGAAAAACAAGTTCAATTAGGTAGTGCAAGCCAATTAGATATTGGCGATGACGGTGGAACACCTGTTGCCTACGTTCAATTTAATTTGCAATTAAGTGATATGACTAAATTAATTAATGCAAAAATGATTATCTTTGCTATGAATGGCTCATTTATCATAACACCTTTAGCACAAAACGGAGATACATTATACGCACAGTCATTTGCTTTTAATGATAATGGTAGCACAAGAGTTGCAAGAGTAAGATTTGTAAAAGATACATACAGTTTGAGAGTTAATTTTGATAGCGACTTTGCAGGTGCTTGTGATTTTGAAAACAACCCATACGGAGTTTTATACGCTATTCTTTAATCTTTGGAGGTCAGTTATATGGAAAAAATATTTCAAAATCCAAATTTAACAATTGCAGTTGATGATATTGAACACATTACTAACGATACTTGCGAAGCATTAGAAAGTGGAGATATAGTTAGAAAAGTTAAAAACGATTTTGAGTTTGAAACTTATAGTGTTTCGTATAAAACAAGTGATGAGATGTCATTAACTTACAACGGGCTTGATAAAACCAAAGTTATCAAATATAAAAAAGTTGCAAATGCTTGGGTTTATGATAAAACCGAGGCAAGTACAATTGAAATTGGCACAGGTAAAAATGCCGTTCAACAAAAAACGGAACATAAGACCGTTAATTTTGCAGGAAGAAACCCAAATGCACAAGCATTAGACCCTTCAATTTCTGCTACTATAAATACAGGTGCAAGCGGAAATCAATCTTCTTCATTTGGAAAAGATACAATGGCTTTATCAACCGCAAGTTTCTCAAATGGCAATAAAGCATTAGCAAAAGGAGAAGAAAGCCACGCAGAAGGTTACCAAAGTGTTACATTAGGCGACGGTTCACACGCCGAGGGCGAGCAAACAACAACGGCAGGCAGTGTTTCTCATAGTGAGGGTTCAAATACCGTTGCAGGTGGTTATGCCTCTCATAGTGAAGGTGTTAGAAGTAAAACAACCGCATACTCAAACATTGAAAACTCGGGCATTGGTTCTCACGCAGAAGGCGAAAGTTCAAATGCAAGTGGTTATTGCTCACATACCGAGGGTTTTGGGGCATACACAGGTAAGATTGACAATGCACCCGAATACCCAATCACTCCCGAACCCGAACCAAGTCCTTCTCCAACACCAACTCCACCAACCGAACAAGTTGGTAACCTTGCTCACGCAGAAGGAAATTACTGTTTTGCAATAGGCACTGGTTCTCACGCAGAAGGGTATCATACAAAAGCACTTCACGAAGCCTCACACGCAGAAGGTGTTTGTACAAAAACATCAAATGCAGGTCAAAGTGTTTGTGGTTATTACAACGATGATGATAGTAGAGCATTATTTATCGTTGGTAATGGTACTGCCGAGGACGCAAGAAGTAATGCGTTTATGATTTTCCCAGACGGAACATTAGGTTTACCTAACTACGACGGAAATGGCAATATATTAGGTTATAAACGAATTAAATGTGTTAATGGTGCATTGACTATTATTGATTAAAAGGTCAAATTATGGCAACGATATTATTTAATGGTATAAAACCAAAACAATGTGTATATGAAATAAGCGTTGTTGGCAATGCAAAAGTTGATAAAATTAACTTTATTTTAACTACGACTATTAGCGACCTACACTCACTTACCGAATTAGCGGACTTTCATTGCTATATCAAAGTTCAAAGTGCAGGTGGCGAATATATAGACAAAATTAGCGCAACAAGTTCAATAGTTAATAATAAATTAGTTGTTGAATTTGTTTTGCAAAAAAAGACTACACAATTTAAAAACATTGGCGTTCAATTACAATTTGAATACGATGACGGACGAGTAATTTCGCAAACCGAAGTTGTTGGGCTTAAATTAAGCAACACAATACCTGCGGACGAGGAAATACCAGACCGTTTCCCAAGTGTTTTGTCAAATTTAGAATATCGTGTTGAAGAACTTGAAGAAGGCATTACTTACAATACTTATACAAAAGAAGAAATTGACGGCTTTTTAAGTCTTAAAGCAAACCTTCTTGCAACAAACACATTTAAAGCACCACAAAACTTTGATGATATTATTTACTCAAATTATGGCGAGTTTAGGTTTAACGACCATTTAAACTTTACGGATAATACGGAACAACATAATACAGTAATGCAATTATCTTATAATGACATTATTGTTTGGCGAACTTTTACTATCAAAACAACGCTCAATGTGGACGGCTTAATTTATGCAGGTGGCAACGAGTTAAGGTTTGGTGGAGATGAATTAAACATTACCGATAATACCGAAAACCATAACTCCATTTTCACAATTAACAAAGACTTTATTACCGCACGCAGAGCATTAAATTGCGACGGCTTATTATGGGTTGGCGGACGTGAAATTAGAATACCAGACTACGTTAATTTTACCGACAACACCGAACAACATAATACAGTTTTGCACGTTAATAAAGACTACATAAATGCAGAAAAAGTAATGACACTAAAACAAGGTGGAAATTGCGATATTACACCAACCGAAGCACAACATATTACAAGAAAAGACTATGTTGATGAAAAGGCAAAAATGTATAGACACGTTCTTACATTTACAAGGACTGCAATTACTCCAAACGAAAGTTTTATTATTGTTGTTTATTCAAAGAATAGTCAAGCACTTAATACACGCGATTTGTTAAGACCATATTGTTATTGGCAAGTTCAACCTTTAAATAATAAACACGTTATATATATGGCAAATAAATATATTGCAGGAAATTACGATGTGAACTTGGAGTTATATTCAATTTATTTAAGCCCTTCAATAGATGAAATTGATATTACATACCAAGAAATAGGCACTTCAACTACTAACTATTGGCGACACCTTTCATATAGCGACATTGTTGATTATATTGAGGAAGTTTAAGGAGAATAATTATGGCATTAGACATTAGATATAATGGCATTAGACCATTGGAAAAACATTTTAATTTCTCTGTTCAAGATAATGACGAAAACGACATTATCAATTTTATTATTGAGGGCAATGTTTCATCACTCCTTACTCTTGCGGAACTTGCACAATGCGAAATGTATTTAAAGGTTGAAAGTGCAGGTGGCGAGTATTTAGACAAGATAAAAGTTGAAGGCACTTATGATAGTGTTAATAATAAAATTATTATTTCTCACACTTTAACATCAAAAACAACGCAATATGTTAATGTCGGTTTGCAAATACAATTTCAAAGCATTGATACTGAACTTATTGCGCAAACTGAAATTGTTGGTTTGCATTTAAGCGGTTCAATTAGAGCAGACGAAACTATACCCGAAAAGTATCCAAGCGAACTTGTTAGGTTTGAACGCGAATTAGCCGAGCAAGAGATAGAAGTTGCTAACCACGAAACACGCATTGAAGCACTTGAAAATGCCGAAATTGACGCATACACAAAAACGGAAACCGATGAACTTTTGTCGCACAAAGTTGATAAAGTTGAAGGTATGGGTTTATCTCACAATGACTTTACTGACGCAGACAAAACCAAGTTAGACAATGACTATTCAAAAACCGAAATTGACACATTACTTGACGCAAAACAAGACACATTAGAAAGTGGCACAAATATTAAAACTATCAATAATCAAAGTATTTTAGGTAATGGCAATATTCAAATACAAAGCGAAAAAGAAGTTGTTATTACAAATGATGTTGATAGTTATAAAAACGAAAGTGGCGTTGATAAAGTTATCCGTGAATTAGAAAGTAGTGGCACAGTTGAAAAAACTTATCTTATAGATAAAATTTACCACGAAAGCACATTAGTTGAGTGCAATGCAACAACCGAAGAAAACGATGTTTTATTAGATGAAGATGAACAAGGTTTAGCGGACGCACTTGGCGGATATGACGCTATTTATGAACTATTTGGCGGTAATACTTCTTTTGACGGTTGGAAAGGTTTATATACTTTATATTATGATGAAGATGAAGTTATTGAAGGCATTAAGTTTGCACCCAATAATGATACAGAGTATGGTTTTTTCCAATTAACCGATTGCACTTCTAATCAAGTTATTAAAGTTGTCGTTGGAAAATACTTTGAATATGACGAACACGGCAACAAAGTTTTTGATGAAAATTGTTGTATTTATAGTGATAATTTCTATGACGGAGAAAGTATTTATGATGATACCATAGAGATAACCGAAGAAAGACAGGAATTTACACTTAAAACGGATAATTTTGGAAATTTATACTTTGATAGCGATAACGGAGAGGGAACAGGACGTTTCATTCTTTACTCAATTTCAAAAGGACAACCTGCATATACTGAATACAAAAAGCGTGAAATTGGAAAATTGCCAACCGACAATGTAATTATTGAAAAAGTTTGGCTAACTTATGACGATGAAATGTCAATTAGACATACATATCTTGGTTTAAACGACGATAAAAACTTCGTAAACGACCCAACACGCATTTGGCTACATTTTAAAACAAATGCAATTAGTCCAAGAATAGAAGAAGAAATTGAAAAAGGACGTTTTGCTATTCGTTTTGATTATCCAATTTCAACAAAATGTGGCTCGCAAATTACTGAACACGACCCTTTCATAACAATGGCTAAAAACCAAAAAGCGTATGGTGGTGGTATTAGGTCATTTGCAAGAAGTTTTAAAATAAGACAAAGCGAAGGCGACGGATATTTAAAACAAGAAAAGGCAACATTTTTGCTTAATACACTTGTCTTTGTTAATGACGATGATATTAAAACAAATCGTTATGGCGAAAAATACATTGATAAGAAAATATCGCTTTGGGAGTTTACAACTAAACTTTGCTATTTTACTAATGGTTTACAAATGCAACCAATAACAAACGAAAGTATAAATAGTGAAACACAAGACAATTATATTTTTAGTTCAATGTTGGACGGTGCTTATTGTTGCGGTATTCCAAGACTACACCAAGTTGCAGATTTTGAATTTGTAGGAAATGCGAAAAATAAGATATTTTTCTATGGGAGTTATTTCACAAACTATAAAAATACAACAAACTCACGCAAACTTAACCCTGCATTTACTTGTTATTATGTCGCAAAAATGTCTTGGTATGACGCTTCACAAGACTTGGATTTAAAATCTTGGTATCTTACGAATAATCAATGCAAAAGAAGTTTGCGCTTTCATTGTATTGGCGACTTAAATAATTTTTGTCTTTGTAAATCAAATGTAGATGATTATTTAGGCAAAAAAGGTTCAAAATGGGCTTATATGTCCGCTCAACCAAGATGTGTCATTTTAAATGATAACTACGAAACTGCGGAATATGCGTTTTTAAAGAAATTTCCACAAGCCGACCAAAAGATTAGACTTATGTGCAAATACATATTAAATGCAGTTGTTGATTATAATTGTGTATTACCAATATTTAGAACAATTATTACTCAAAAATAAAAAAACAGTGAGGTTTCGCCTATTAAAGCCACCCTCACTTGAAATTATTATTACATAATAAGTAGAAAAACACAAGAGGAAAAATTATGATAGTCAAAACAAACAAAGGTTATGTTGTAAAAAGTGAAAAAGGCAAAACACTTTCGCACCCATATCCTACAAGAAGCCAAACAGAACGAAGGTTGAAACAAATTGAATACTATAAACGTAAGAAATAAGAATTGCCCCCATTGACTTCGGTTGGTGGGGTTTTTCATATTTAATCTAATTTTTAGGCATATTTTTCAAAATAATTGTCAAATATGTTAAAATTTTTAACTTTTATGTATGTTTTTTGCACAAAACGGAAAAATAAGTGTATAATTAAGACGTAAGGGAGGGGGAAACCTCTCTATTTGATAAGTGGGTATGACGAAAACTTGCCGTGCTACACCGTAAGCCGTTTACCACACCAAACACTTATCGGTATTACAACGCACCGCAAAGGACTTGGGTTATCCAACTCGGCGGTGTCTTGGGAAAACACCATAGGAAACTATGGCAGGGGAAGATGTTTATGCTTCCCTTTTATTTTTGACCCATTTTATTTCTAAAAAATTGTAAAACTATGAAATGTCTTAAAATATAATAAAGATATATACATAGTATAGAAATATAAAGAAATAGGGCGAAATGACCTAAAATGTTCTCATCACTCGCCCCATATAAGTATATCTATAAGATATACTTTTTATTTACCTTATGACCCACGCTTTGACCCACTATTGACCTTTTTGAGCAAATCTTCTTCTTCAATGTCGCTAATGTGCTTTGCGTATGTTCGCATAAACATTTCGGGGCTATGTCCTAACTTACGCGAGGCAACCTCTAATTCGTGGAAGTTGGTTATTGCTTTTGCATAGTTAGTAGCGGTGGTGTGCCTAATGGAGTGCGGTATATGATGACTTATTCCTGCCTTTTCTTCATAAGCATAAAGTTTACGTCTTAAAGTGTTGCGGTGTGTTGGAAAAATTAAGTCGTTTTTTCTTTTACAAGTTTCATCTAAATAATCGTTAAGAAGATTGCTTAAATCTTCGCTTATCAAAATAAGGCGATATGAGGCGTTTGTTTTTAGTTTGTTAGTATTTGTATAGCCAACACCATTTATGTGTATTCTCTGCCTTAAAATCGCTATTTTTCGGGTATTCCTGTCGTAGTCGCCAACTTCTAACCCTAATAATTCGCCAATACGACACCCTAATTCAAAGAAAACGCGGAATAAAACATAGTCATAACTGTCTTTTGGTATCACGCTAAAAAACTTGTCTATTTCTTCGTCCGTCCACGCTTCCCTTTCTTTACTTATTGTTATAGGTTTTTCGTATTTCGGTAAGATTAAAGCAACATCTAAATCTTGGTATAGTTCTGCACTTATTCTTTTGTTATAATAAGCACATTTCAAAACACCTTTAAGTGTTGATATTACTTTGTTTTTCTTTTGACTACTTAAATTAGTATTACCTAATAAGTCTTTATAAAACTTAATAATAGATAACTTATCAATTTCAATATTCTTAAAGTAGTTATAATTACTTCTATCGCATACAAGCGTGCCTGCTCTAACTTGTAATTTTCTATAATCAACATAGTCTTGCCAAAGGTTTTCAATAGTCAAACTTGTTTTTATTTTTCTCTCATATAGCGTTTGACTAACTACTTCATCAAAACTAATGTCCGCTTCGTGCTTGCTTGCAAAACCTCTTTTAGTAATATAAACACCATTGCGTTTAACTTTTATATACCAAGTTCCGTTTGCGTCTTTATATATGCCTTTATTCATTTTGCTAATGCCTTTACTACGTTATATATATTTTTCAATGTTTCTATATCTTGTTTAGAACATATATTGTTTATATCGGCAAGGATAATTTCTTCTTCCGTTTCACTTACTTTGCCTTTTTCAATATCCCAAACAATTAAGTTATCGCTAATACCTAATAAAAAAGCACGATTAATTTCTAAATAATCGGCAATTTTATAAATGGTGCTTTGCTTTGGTTCAGGCAATTTTCCATTGATATAACGTGAAAGGTTGCCTTTTTGGATACCACAATTTTCAACTATATCAACTGCTTTTTTGTGGCGAAATTCCATAGCAATTTTAAGTCTTTCCCCAAATTCCATACAAACAAATTACTCCTTCTATAATTTATTATAATATGTTAGTTATCAAAAATAAAACAAGAAATTGCCAAAAATTATTGCATTACGTTTTTTGATGTGTAATAATTATTGCGTCAAGGTTATCAAAAATAGCAACTTATGAGAATAGATTATAGAAATTTAAAACACTTCATTTACAAAAACCCAAAGATTGTTAATGTTAATCGTTTTTGTCTTGAAATTGGTTATAAACCTCAACACTTCCGCTATTATTATGATAATGGTATAGTTATGCCTAAATATATGATAGATAAAATTGTTGAAACTTATAATATTGACGAAAATGAAATTGACAACCTTTTTTATTTAGTCAAGAGTTATAAAAAATAGCAACATTATGACGAAAGAAGAACTATTGTTAAGCCCTGTATGGTCTTACAAACATATTTGCGAGTATGTAGGTTGTAAAACTACGAAAGCAATAGAACTTAAAAAGATAGCGGTTAAACAATTTGGTGGTGCAGTTAAGTATTTGCCGAATATGGTTAAACGAAATGCGGTGTTGGAATTGCTTGGCACTACATTTGATACAGAAATTAAGGCAATTAGAAAGGAGAAAAATGAAGAAACTTTACAAGGTTGAATACTACGGGAAAGACCGACAAGAGTGGTTAAAACATCGTGGGTTCGGTGGTAGTTCGGTAAGCGCAATATTTGGGAAAAACCCTTATATGAACAAATTGGATATTTATTGCAGTTCTGTGAATAAAAGTGAAGAAAAGAAAGAAAAACATACTGCAAGCACTCAATACGGGGTAGAAGCCGAAGAATTAGTTGCGAAGTTCTTTGCGATACACCTTAAAAAATACGAGGTTAGTTATCCGCAAGAAATAACAATGTATAGGCGTGTAGATAAGCCGTTTATGACTTATACCGCAGACGGCATACTCAAAGAAGTTGAAACAGGGCGAAAAGGTATCTTGGAAATTAAGACACATTTAGTCCAAAGCAAAGCGGACGCAGATGAGTGGCGTGCAGGAAATATCCCATTAAATTACACACTACAAGTTCTTCAAGGTTTAGCGGTTATCAATGACGCAAAGTTTGTAGAAGTTTGTGTTGAATTAGTCTTTATAAACTATGACACAGGCGAATGGCAAAGTAGCGAAATTAGGCACGTTAAATTAGAAAGAACAAAATGCAGAAAACAAATTAAAGACGTGGAAAACGAAGAAACAAAGTTTTATGAAAATCATATTAAAAATATGATACCACCTAATTTGGAAATCAAAGTAGAGATAGGAGAATAAATGAAAGAAAAACTTATATTTAAGTATCTTCCCGAAGAAAGAAGATACACCTTAATTACAGGTAGCGACAAGACACTTGAAGAAGTAGTTGTCAAGTTCTTGGAAATACACAAAGTGGACTTCCCATTATTAACGGAAGCCGACTACAAAGAAATGTGGGGGCATAGAACTGCTATCAATGGTTTGCTCAAAGATATTGCAGACGCAAGAAAGCAAACAACGGCGGTAGTGGTAAACCCATTGGTGGACGCTTGTAAACCACTTGAAAAAATGTTGCAAGAAGCAAGTGATGAACTCACACAAAAAATGTTGGAATACAAGCCAAAAGTTGAGAAGCCAAAAACCACATCGGTTATCACTATTGAATACCCTATCGGTAGTGAAGAAATTAAGAAAGTTATAACTTACTTAAATAGGGTAAAAATTGCCTATAAAGAGGAGGAAAAATAATGGCAGAAAAATTTAGCGTTGCAATTAGGTCAAATGCTTATCAACAACTAATCAACAACACACTTGGCGACAAAGAGTTAGCAAGACAATTTGTAGCCGACATTTCATCGGTAGTTAGCGCAAATTCACAACTACAAAAATGTGAAGCAGGAACTATCTTAACCGCAGGGTTAGTGGCAAGTTCATTGAAACTTCCATTAGCACCTACACTTGGGTTTGCATACGTTGTGCCTTATGGAAGCAAAGCACAATTCCAAATTGGTTGGAAAGGTTTAGTCCAATTAGCACAAAGAAGCGGACAATTTGAACGCTTGGGTGTAAGAAACGTCCACGAAGGCGAGTGGGTAGGACAAGACGAATTTGGCGAAGATATGTTTAAGTTCTCGCACGAGCACGATAACAAAAAAGTCATTGGTTTCTATGCTTATTTCAAATTACTTAATGGCTTTGTAAAAACACTTTATTGGACGGTTGAGCAATGCGAAGCACACGGTAGCAGATACTCACAAGCACATAAAGGCGCAAATCGTGGTGGCGAATTTGATAATTGGACGAGTATGTTTGAACTTATGGCTCAAAAGACAGTAATGAAACAATTACTTTCTAAATACGCACCATTAAGCACTGAACTTCAAAAAGCCATTGAATACGACCAAGCAGTTGTCAATACTGACGGAACACCTACATACGTTGATAATGAAGGCGAAGTTAAGCCAATGCCAACAGGAACAATTAACAATGTTGAAGAAGCCGTAAAGGTGGAATAAAAATGGTTATTGCCGACACAATTACTAAACTTCATTAATAAGCATTAAATACTCCTTTTTATATCAATAATAGTGCTAACACAAATCCATATAATTTACTGCATTGCAACGTGTCGGTTAGAAAATAACGGTGGTCTTGGGGGTATTCCCTACCAAACAAAAAGAAAACCCCTTCTTAATAAAAAAGTTGGAATAAAAAGCCCTTAAATTATTTAAACGCTTATATGTTATTAAAACCCAAAAAATAATATAAAAATTAAGTTTCTTGAAAAGAAACAATAATAAATATTAATTATGAATATATTTGAAGATTTTAGAACTTATAAATTTAAAGATAACGATATAGATAAGTATGTAATAGAAAGTATTTATAACAATAGTTTATTAAATAAATGGAATAAAGAAACATTACATACAAAGATACTTACTTATATGGTTAGTAAAAACGAAAGAGATATTAATAAGTATTTAAGTTATTTAAAGCGTTCTCAACCTATTACAATTATGCAACTTAACTGCAAAGCAATAGAGAACAAAGTTAAAAATGAAATACGAGAAATGAAAGAACTAATCGCAAGTTTGGAGGAAAACCAAAATGAAATACAAAAGATGTGAGCAAAATAGACACGATTGCTTTGGTTGCGATTGCGACGGCAAATGTGTAGTGCTAAACAACACAATTTTCAAAAGAAGAAATGGAACAACTTATAAATGTCCGTTCTATAAAACCGTAATGCAAGCAGGCACAAATGCCGAAACATTAAAGGAAACCGATGTTTATGACGAAGATACAAGTGCCGAATTGGGTGTTTGATAATTTAGAAGCATTTGATAATTGCGCCTTACCTAACGAGTGTATGGATATGGATAGGGAAGAACTTAAAAACTACCTTGAAGAACATACAGGCAAAAAGATTAGGTTGAGAGAAAGTTTGTTTGAACATTGCGATGATACAACGATTACAAAGAACAAAAGAAAACGAAATTATTTGATAGCAGAAGTTATAAAAAAGTAAAGAAAGGGGGTAGTCAATGACCGAGCAAGAGCAACTATTAATGGAAACGCTTAAAGAAGAAAATGAAAAGTTAAAAAACCAATTAAAGTTTCACGCTTGTAAGGACATTGGCGAGGAATACCAAGACTTTATATGTGATGAACTGCTAAAAATAGGCATACCGTTAAATGTTTATGTAAGCAAGAAATATCAATTAGGCAAAGGCGAGAGTGCAAGCGGTATTGAAATTAAACACGATAGCAAATACTCGCAGACAGGCAAACTTTACTTTGAAGTTGAGGCAATGAACAAGCAAGGTAGCCAAATGATAAATGGTGGCATAACCAAAGAGGACAAAAGTTGGCTTTATCTAATAGGCGATGAAAGTAGAGCGTTTATATTTAGCAAAAAGCAACTGATACGGCTATATGAAAAGGTAAAAGAAAACCCATTAAAGTGGAAAGACAAATATGGCATATCAATACATCAACATATAGACGCGGACATAATGAAAGCGACAAGTTCGGGTATGTGTATCCCAATTAAAGAACTTGACCGCATTGGCATTTGTATAAAAGAACTTGTATTTAAGGGGGATACCAAATGAAAGAACTAACTAACGGACAAAAATATGGGGTTAGACAAAAACAACTTGAAGGCGCTAAAAAACGCTTACTAAAACTTTATCCTAATTTGCCCGACAGAACAGGTATTTATATTCTCACAAGAACTGATGAAAACGGTATGCGTTTCGGCTATATTGGGCAGACGAAAGCAAAGGGCGGAATACTTGGACGTATGGCAGAGCATTTACTTGGATACCAACACATTGACTTATCGTTAAGAAAACATAAGTTCATCGGCGAAGCAGAATACGGCTACGACCTTGATTGGTTTGAATGTCTTGAAAGTGAATTAGACGCTTACGAACAAGAATACATACTTAAATACGCTAATATGGGATACCAACTTCGCAATAAAAATAGTGGCGGAAATAAGGGCAAAGTTGGTTTTGAAGATGATAAACCGAGAAAAACATATCACGACGGGCTAAAACAGGGTTATCAAAATTGCCTTAAAGATATTAAAGAATACTTTGATAAATATTTAGAGTTTCGTATTAAACGTAGCCAAGAAGCGTTAAGAAAACCAAAAAACAAAGCCGAAAAACGCGGAGATTATGGGATATTGTTTAAAGAAATTTACATAAAAAAATATAGTGAATTTAAAAACTTATTAGAGGGCGAAAATGATGACGGAGAAGGAACTAATTAAAGCATTAGTGGAATATAAAGAAAAGCACGGTATCGCAGTTCTTGATATAAGCATTTATGACGACAATGTTTATTTCGTAGGCAGAACAAATGGTGTCCGTGTCGTAAGTATTGAGGAGAAATACAATGATTAAGTTAGAAGAACAAAGCAACGAATTTATTGAACTTGAAAAAGAGTGGTATAAGGAAGTTGATACCATTTCAAGTAAAAATAAGTTAAACAATTTCGTGAATAAAGTAATGACCGCATACGACCACGATTACGGAACTTACACAAGAGCATTAGCCGTTTGCACAAAAGCATTTATTCGCTTTTACGGAAGTGCAATGACTAATATGCAAGCAAGTTTCTTAATGTGGGAAATTATTAGACATACATTTCATAAAAATGACGCTTTCGGTTTACAACTTATCACTTATGAAAGCATTTTGTATCCGCAAGAGTTAGACCGCTTTATCGTAAAGTTTGATGAAGAAACGCACCAAAAGATTATTGATACTGCGAAAAAGTTTTTAGAAGAACATAAGGACGCACCAAAGGAAACCATTGAGCATTGGGAAAAACTTGCGACAGGTTGGCTTCCAAATTGTGTTGCGCTTAAAGAAAAGAAAGGAAAGGCGGTTGCTTAATATGGTTAATAGTTTAGTTATTCAAGGCAGACTTACAAAAGACCCTGTTAATAAAAATGGTAATGCTTATTTTGGTATCGCTTATACGGACTATAAAAACGAAACAATGTTTTTAGAAGTAGTCGCATTTGGTAAAAACGCAGAGTATTGCCTTAACTTTCTTCGCAAAGGAAATATGGTTATCGTTGAGGGCGCATTAAAAATTAGCAAATACCAAGATAAATTATTCACATCTTGCGTTTCTAATCGTGTATCAAACATAGGCGCAAGTAGTAGTAATAATGAAACTATTATTGTTAAAGAAGAAGTTAAAAAAGAAGAAACGCCTGTTGCTACCGATGAAGATATTGATATTGATGATAGTTTATTACCATTTTAGGAGGTATGACTATGGAAGAAATATGGAAAGATATACCCGACTATGAGTAAATACGAGCAAGAAGATTTAGAAACAATGTCGGTGGAAGAACTATGCAAAAAGTATGGTTCAAGCGAGCAAGCAATTAAAAAGGCAATGTATCGCAATGGTTATCGCAAATACAAAGCCGTCCGCATTATCTCGCCTTACAAAGAACCTGTAATTGTTGCCGACAAACAAAAATGCGCAGAGGAATTAAGACTTTCAAAACGCACTATTGACCGAGCATTAAAAGGCGAAAGAGTGCCAATACTTGAAGAACTTAATATTAGATTAGAAATTGTGGAGGACTAAATTATGTTAGACCCTATTGAAAGAACGAAAAAGATAAAGAAACTTAACTTAAAAGCCAACAAAATTATTAGAGAAAAAGGTTTAGACTTTACCAATTTTATGGGTTCAACAAGTTGTTATGAATACAATAATTGGGTGGCGCACAAGGTTAATTATAAAAAACTATTACCAAACGAATACTTAACCTTTAAGTGTTTGATTAAACAAGAGTGGGGGTATTTAGAAGTATTATGAAAAAGAACATCAAAGAACTTATTGAAAAAGCGTTGCCTTACAAACTTGGAAGCCCACTATCTTCTATTGATATTATCTCAACCGATAAACTTTATAACGGCTTTTGGGGAAAGAACGGATATAACGGAATAATTATTCTTGGTTATTACAAAGACAAATGCTATTTCGTTAATAAAGATTATGAGTGTGATGTGGTTGAATTAAGATATTTGGGAAAAATTGCTCAAAGCCTTGCGCTTGAAATATCCCACGAAAGAAATGTAGTCCACATTTGGTTTAGTAATTATTTAATTTGCTTTAAGGAATTATTATCAACAATGTGTCCTTACTATTATGGAGAACAAAAATGAAAGATAAAAACAATTTAGAACCAAGTGATTATAAAACAGGAATTAACAATACTTTGAATGAACCTAATAATTTTCTACCACTTTTTGAAACAAAAATGACTAAACAAGAATTATCGCCATTAGAAAGAGCAAAGTTCGAGCATTCACAACTCGCAAATGGTTTTCCAAATATTGAATATTTAAGAGAACTGGACGAAATTGAAAAGAAATTAAAGGTGTTGGAGATTATTAAAGAGAAGAAAGTTGATGTTGTTATGTTAAAAACTATAAGTGATTTTGCAACTTATAACGAACATAGAATACCTAATAAAGTAAAAGATTATGTTTGTGTTAGTGATTATATGCTAACCCAAGAAGAATTTGACTTATTAAAAGAGGTGTTGAAATGAGATTAACATTTAAAGCAAAAGAACCTTATGAGTTTGTGGAAGATAACTCTATCTTAAATGAAAGAATAAGAGTTAATTATCATCAAAACATTAGCAACGATGTTTATTATGTTTTGGGAACATTGTTAAACAAACTCGGTCAATTAGAAGATATTGAAGAAAAACTTGGTTTTACTTTGAACGAATTAGTTGAAATGCTTATCAATGGTGTTTGGGAAGTTGGTGGGGTTGATAGTAAAACAATGAAACCAGAACCAAGTTGCTTGTTATTCTATTATGTGTATGGAATTGATTTTAAAAATAAATGCTTAAAAGTTATGAGAGCAGTAGGTTATAACGAAAGAAGCATTGAACGAAGTAATGAATTTGTATTTAGTTCATTACATCTATGTAAATATAAGAAAAAATGTTTAGGTGGGTGGGCTTTAACAAAGAAGGAGTTAGAGAAATGAAACATATAGACATTTATGGATACAAATTTCAAGTTTGCTTTGTTAATAAAAACGATGAACGAATTAGGGGTAATGACGGTTTATGTTTGCACAATGAATTTACGATTTACATTAGGAATGATTTAGATAAAACAATGCAACGATGTGTGTTAAGACACGAAATTACCCACGCTATATTATGTTTACAAGGTCGTTGTTATCACAATAAATTTACACAAGAAGATTTATGTGAATTTGTGGCTTTCCAATCAGTTTATATTTGCAAAAAGGTTGATGAAATTATGAGAGGCAAAAAAATAAAAACGATAAATTAGGTATTTTAATTCAATAATTTGCGAGAAATTTGCAAAAATGCGAATTAAAACCTTAAAAATGGAGGAAATAATTATGAAATACATTAAAGCAACTATTATGTTAATTGTCGGTATGATTGAAGCCGTAGTTTTGTTTCCTGTTATGTTCTTCGTCTTGCCTGTTCGTAAATGGAATGAAACTTTATATGGCAAACACGTTCAAAAAATATCCATTAAAGAATTAGACAACGGAAAAATTAAGATAACCTTGCCTAATGGGGAGGTAATGTATGGCACAAAAGAAGAAAACAAAAAAGCCAACGCCTAAAAAGTTTGAGCAAACTATCCCTGCCGATTACAAACCATATCGCCCACGAAAGCAAGTGGTGGAAGATATGAAAAACGAAGGACACATTACCGAGTTTGAAGCAAAGCAACTTGATAATGCCGTAGTTATTGCCGATAAAGAAAAGGTTAGGGGCAAATATTTCCTTGACTTATCAAAGTATGTTGGCGAGCAGAAAGAAGAACTACAAAGGCGCATTGATAAAGGAACATTAAGCGAAAAGCAAAAAAAGTTAATTCACACTTTGCAAGTTCATCAAATTAAAAAACCATTGCTTAATAATAGTTATTCAATTAGTCGTGCTATAAATGATTACTTTGAGATAGCGCTTGAAAGTGATAGTCGCCCTACAATAAACGGCTTATCGTTAGCATTAGGCATAACAAAGAAAGACCTGTTTGACGCGTTTAACGGCAGAAGGGTTTGGATTAGTGGGATTAAACTTGAAGGCACGGAAGAAATTAAAAACGCTATTAACGTAATTGCGACAATGAATGAAATTGATATTGCCGAAAGTGGTGGCGTTGGTAGTATGTTCCTTGCTAAAAATTTCTTTGGTTTAAGCGACAAGCAAGAACTTACAATTAACAACAAAAATGATGAGCCAAACGAAAAAGACATTGAAGATAAGTATAAAGATGTTGATGTTATTGATGTGTAATGCCTTTATTTCGCATTTTAAGGGGGCATAGACACGCGAAACACAAGTTTATGGTAATTATTCAAACAAGAAAAAAACACGGGCTTATTGTCCGTGTTTTTAATTTGAACGATTTTAGCATAATTTTTGTTAATGTAAAGTTTTTACGTTGGTGGTGTAAAAAAATTACGGCATAAAAAAAGAGGTGGTTATTCGCCACCCCTATATTTTACATAGTCCGTTATTTGTTCATCATCAACATAAGCAATTTGTGTTCTTATTTCGTTTGGACTATCTTGTAATTTGATAATGCTATCTCCATAACCTAATAGTTCTTCACAACATTTATGTCCCAACAATATAACACTTTCTCTAATACTTGTAGTTTTTAATGCTATTGTGTTAGGTATGTTCGCACGAATTAAACCTGTAATTACGGTTGCTCTCGGCGATTGTGTTGCTAATACAAGATGAATTGCTACGGCACGAGATTTTTGTGCTAACCTTACAATTTGTTCTTCCATTTCATACCTACTTTGAAGCATTAAATCGGCAAGTTCATCAACGATAACAAATAAAGGTTTTAATACTCCGTTTCCGTTTTTTAGTCCTTTCTCTTGTAATATCTTGTATCTTCTTTCCATTTCATCAACAAGTTTTGAGAAGAAATAAACTGCTTCGTCCGTGCTTGTTATGTGTTTCGCATTTGGTAGTGTCTTAAACCTATCTAAATCAACTTGTTTAGGGTCAATAAGCACCAAGTCAAAGCACTCCGTTGGTGTAGTAATTAACAAACTTGTTATTAAAGTATTTATAAATACACTTTTACCACTACCTGTTGTGCCTGCTACGAGTAAGTGCGAAAGTTTATTAAAGTCCAAGTCAATTTGGTTATTGTTAATATCTTTCCCTATCGGCACTAAAAACTTGTCCGTAATATAATTTGGCGAGAACGATAAATTACCTAACCAAAGTGTTTGTCTTTGTGGCGCAATAGCAACGATACCAAAGTCGCTTTCCTTTAAGTCCGTTTCAACATACTTAAACTTAACGTGGTTATAAATTGATATTTTCTCAACCAAAGTTTCAACACGTTTTTTGCTAAAATCAAGCGCATTGACTACACGAAAGTAAAACGAAATTGTTTGTGGGCTTTTTACTTCTTTAACAAACTGAACGCGAAAACCCATTTCATTAAATTGTTGTTCTAATCGGTGTCCGTTTTCATTAAGCATTATTTTTCTCCAAATCTGCTTTAATTAAAGACGCGATGTATCCTGTCTTGTTATCAACGCTTTCCAATTTTTTGATAATGTCGCTTTGTGTTGCTTTGTTAAATTTAATTGTGTAAGCAACTGATGTCTTTTTCCGCCAATCATTTACACGTTGCGACATAGTAATAGGTTCTTTATTTTTTTTTCTTTGTCATTTGCGTTTTCCTCCCATTTTCTCACGGTTTCTTCCTGTTCTTGTTCCACGTTATAAGGTGGTATTTCGCTTGTCATTTTCTTGCAAAAACCAACCTTTGCTTTGCGTAAAGTAAATGTGCCTAAATTATTTATGCGGTCAATTAACTTGTCCGCAAACTCTAACGTGCGAGAATAAACCTCAAACTTGCTACGAGTATTTACATCAACGTATTTATATTTATTTATTTCAAACATAGTTCTCCATTATCTCCTTTATATTGTTGTTTAAAGCCATTGTGTCGTAGTTCTCTTTCAATACTTTTTAAGTCCACATCGCCTAAAACTTTTGTTAATTGTGTTGCGATATTAGAGTTTCCAACCAAAATTGTTCCTGTATAAATACCGCACCACTCATAAATTTTCTTGTCAAAATCAACTGCCAATATATTATGACTTTTCCAAGCCTCAAAACGTAATATCATAATTATACCTCCTTTGTATTGTATTGCCTATGGTTAGTTTTCTTCACAAAGAGGGTGCAAGATAAAGAAATCGCCACGTTTCACATCAAGCATAAAAGTATTAAAGCAATCGCCATTTGCAAACCACTCAACAGTAAGTTCAAGTTTTTGCGTTTTGTCGTTATATTCGCTTGACACGGCGCAAACATCATTTAAAACCTCACAACCTTTGCCATATCCCTCTTCGCTTTGCCAAACAATTACAAGTTGTTGTTTTTCTTTTGTTGGTGTTTGTTCTTTTAAGTGGTTTTCAAAGTGCTTTTTTAAACCTGCAATAGTGGTGGACTTATTTTTAAAGTGCCATTTCTCATAAGTTTCCATTTCTTTTAAAATATCTTCATAATTTACTAACATTTAATTTTCCTCCTTTAACAAATAGCGTCTTTTTATCGGCATAATACCGCAACATTTAAGTTCTTTATTTATCGCCCTAATTTTGCGGTGTTTAATTAAGTTAAAGAACGATTGTTCTCCACACTCCTCCGCAAGTTCAATAAGTGTCTGTCCCTCATAACTAACGCCTCCGTATGGTGTCTTGTCGTCCTGCAAAACATAACTTTCTAATGTATATTTCTTCATTTTTCTTTTACCTCCTCAAACGTCATTTCCAACTGCCTCTTTTAATAATATTATTTGGATATATTCTATTTATTCTTTCAAGTTTAAAGATATATTGCGGATTATCAAATAAATAAACAAACGCCATATCAAACACTTGCCAATACTTATTCGCCTCTCTACTTAATTTTCTTTTTATTGTCGTTAAAGTATTGCCGTAGCATACAAAGTCTTGTCGTGCGCCTAATACTGCCCTAAATATCTTTCTCATAAGTTCTCCTCTGCGTTCCAAAATCTTTGATGTAAAGCGTAAAGATAGTCTTTAATTTCGCCTGCGGTCTTGTAAGGATAAAGGCGTTTAATATCCCTTAAAAACTCCGTAATATCGCGTATTGTAGGCGATGTTATGTCCTCGTCAAGCAAGTTCTCATTTTCCTTTTTAAAGCGTTCACGGATAGCGTTAATACTTGTTTCGGTGTCAATAAAGTTTTCGTCCATAACAACCTGATTAACAACCCACCCCCCGTTTAATACTTTACTGCGTTTAATTATAAAACTAACTATTCTTCTGTCTTTATAAGTAATAGTAATAGTGTGATTATTTAAACGTATGCCTATGTAGCCTTGACTATCTCTAAACCACTTAATAGCCTCTGCTTCAACTATGTTGCAAATCCTATAAATGCTATCGGCATTTTTGCCTAATAAAAGTGTATTTAATTTTGCTTGTAGTTCTTGTCTGTTCATTTTAATAACCTCCTATCCCTGTGCTAAAATGCGACAAATCTTTTCATTTCTAATCATTGATGTAAAGACAAATGTATTTCTGCTTACATCTTCCCAACCACTCCAATAAGGGTGGCGTGTTAAGTGCGATGTTTCGCCTTTTTTCGTGTTTGATGTATCAATAAGCCACTCAACATCAATAAAGTTTTTTGTTGTTCTTTTAATAGTGTTATTCACTTTCAAATACCTCCAATTCCCTAATATCATATTGAAATCTGCAAGTGTCGTCTGTTTGTTCGTCCTTTTGCCATTGTTCACAAAGTTTTCGCGCTACTCTTTCGCAAGCCTCAATATCTTTAAAAGCCTGTGTGTAGTCAATATATTTTTCTTGTTCATTGTCATAGATAAATGCTACATAGACACTCATAATTGTTTCTTCCTCCAAGTTTTAGCCCAATTATTAACATAGTCTTTAAATGATTTAGTTAGTTCACGGCGATATTTATAAGTAATAGGGTATTTGTATCTTCCGTGTGCATACATTTCATTTAACGCTTGATATTCCAAGCCGTGATAACCTTGCAATTCAACTAAAATATCTAACGCAAACTTTTTCTTGTTTAAATAAAGTTCTTTTTTTATTGCTTTCCAAACGTCGTCCGTAATTTCTTTATACTTGTAGCCCATAAATAGCCTCCTAATTGCAAATAATCGGCAAGCGTTCTAATTCGTCGCCTTTAAAATGATATTGATAAACAAACTCATTATTGATTTTTTGTAAGCCTTGGATTTCGTGCAAACCCTTTTTGTTTATCAAATTGCTAACACTCGCACGATTTTTATTAACTACATTTATTAACAAAATGGATAGTTCTTTATAAGCGTTTGCGCCTGTTGTCTTAATTGTGTTTACTAATTGTCCGTTGCAAACAACCTCTTTTATGCAAGTCATAACTAATCTTTAATACCTCCTTTTTCTGCAATTTCGTTGATTGTAAAATTGCCTACAAGTCCTGTATCGCTATCCCATACCTCAATACTTGTGTATGCAACTTGCGCTCTACCTTTGATGTTTTGAATAGTAAAACAACAAACTCCAAAATTGATGTCGTATAATTCGTCGTCTTTATTCATTACATCGGGTTCAATCTCTTGTATGTCGTTATAACTCTTTTCAAAGTCCTCGCCCTCAACAAGCGCGCAAATTGATAAGTAGTCGTTATAAGCCTGTTTAAATAACTCATTTAGCGTCATAATAAGTCTTTAACCTCCCAATTACTTAAACCATAAGTGTTAATCTTTTCTAATTGCGCGAAGATTTTAGGATACGCCTGCATTTCGCGTTTTGTAGCGCCTATATTGTTAGTAAATAAATCAATACGACGCTTAACTTGTGCTTTAAAGTTTTCCATTGTATCTAAATAATCAATGTCAAATGCAAATCTTCCGTCGCGTCCGCCGTGTGTTGTTCCGTCTTTTTCGCACCAAGTATAAGATATGTCTATAATGTCGCTTTCACGGGTTAAAAACACTTTGTAATACTTTTTGCCAACTTTAAGAATATAGCCCCTATAACCATAATTTTTATAGTGCCAACTATCTTCTTCACAACCTACTAAATGCAACGCAATAAACGGGTTCTTTGGATAAGTTCCGTCTTTGTTAAGTTTAATATCTAACTTGTTTAAAATTGCGATGTAAACTTTATAGTTAGCGATGTATTTTTCGCAATCTTTAATTTTCTTTTCTAATGCCGATTTATTGCAAAGCATTGTTGCTAACCTCCTTTTTAGGTTCAGTATATAAACAACCTAAACCCTCTAACTTGTTTCTAAACTTTAACCATTGTGCGCATAAAGCGGGTGTATCATAAGGTTCGTCGTAAACTTTTTGTGTTAGTGTATCCTGCCAAATTACTCTTGCGGGCGCACCAATAAGCGATAATTGAATATATGTCATAAAAACGCATTTTTCGTCGTTGTCGTTGCAAACAAATAACGCTTTTCTTTGATAGTCAAAACCACGTTTTTTAAGTGCCTCACACATAGCGATAGGCAAGCAACCGCCTCCACAACACGGGTCATTGATAGCAATAATATCTTTGTCTTTGTTTTCTTCGTATGTAGGTGCGATGTTAATTTCTGCCATTAAAGCCCCTAAATGATATGGCGTAAACTCTTGTTGTTTATCCTTATCCCTAATGCCTGCGTTCATATAAAACTCGCCTAACCAATCTTTATAAACGCCATTTTTAACATCATTTTCCATAATGTCCACAAGTTCATTAAACGCCCTAACAAAGCATTTTTGCTCGTCTTGTGTGTATTTAGCCATTGTGCTAATATAATCTTGCTCGCGCTTTTCGTAGCCTCCCAAATGCTTAACGGATAGCGCGTTTTTTATTGAATAAGCCATAAACTTAAACCAATCGCAAATAACCTCGTATCTGCCGTGTTTTGCGTATAATTCCTCAATTGCAAATTTTTCCATAAGTTTTACCTCCAAATTTCGTTGTATGCCTTTTGCATAATTTTAAATATGTGTAATTTTTTAAATAATTTATCCCGTGTTTTTAAGTTCTTTTCGTCGTCCTCCCAATTGTTGCCTCTATTCATAACACGCCAATAAAACGATGTATTAAAGCCAAGAAAACCCAAGTGTTCAATAGCGGTGGATACGCCTACGGTATAGTCGCATAACGCTACGTCTTTTGCTTGTTCATAAGTTAAGCGCATTGTTCTGCCTCCTTTACTAATTCGTATATATATTTACTGAATTTATCTGTTAGTTTCTTTAATACCTGTTTAGCGCGTTGTTGCGTCATTTTGTTCATATCGCATAATGAATAAGTGTAGCGGTATCCATAGCGCGTAAATTTAACAAAATAACCAAAATTATTTATATGTATATAACAGTTTTTAACTTGTTCTTTTTTGTTAGCGTCGTATTTAACAATTTTTAGCCTATTGACGCTACTGCCCCATTTTTCGCGCATAGCCTCTATATGCTTTTCTGCTTGTTCTGCGTTATCAAATATAAGCGCACCTGCCACATCGTAAGCGCACTCCCATTTTTGCGCGTCGTTTGTGCTTAAAAACCAATTTTTATCTTTAATAATGCAAGCCCCTTTAATGTTTGTCTTTTTTCTAACGCTTATAGCCTCATTATCATTAAACATAAAACAAATAAATTTATTATTGTTATCATTACCAATGTATGCCCTCGCGTCGTCAAGCCAAGCCTCCAAGTCCTCCGTAGTAGTGATGTCCTTTTCTAATTCAATTTTGCCGTGTTCAACCGCCCAATTATGGACGTAGCACTTTAAATAATGTATGCCGTATGTTCTGCCCTGTGTGTTTCTAAAAAGACCGTTTTTTAAATATTCCTCCAAATAAAGCGCGTTTTTAATGCCCTTTAAATAAAAGTCGTATGCGTCGCAATAATTTAGCCACTTGCCCCTATACTTGCAAAAATCGCTTTTATCGTCTTTATTTTTGAAAAAGTCTAATATCTCGCTTGCATTTTTTTCAATAAACCTATTGCCGTAAAATGTCCCCCAATCGCGTTCCCTGCGTTCTTTGCCGTGCTTAAACTCCGTGCAATTATTACTCCCGCTTAATACAAGCGGTATAATGCCCCTATTCGTTTTAATAAATGCCCTGCTATAACAAATCTCATAACTCATTTTTTGTCCTCCCTTTGCTTATGCTAATACGTTGTAGTTATATCCTGTATTTTCTTTAAAACTGTCTATAAATTCTTTTGCGTTAGATAGCGTCCACGCACTTGTTATAAATACATCATTTTTATAAATTTTAAAGTAGTGTCCGCCTATAACATCTGTGTCTTTGATTTTTACTAATTTATGCCCTTTATAAATCATTGTTTAACCTCCGTTAGTTTACCGCCTTTATAAACGACCATTTTAAACGCGTTATAGCCCCAATAATTGACCGCTTGCAATAAATATTTACTATCACAATGTAATAGTGTTATATACTTACCGCGTGCGCCGTATATCTCAAAATTGTTGTTGCCAATATCTCGCACTAAACATAATCTTTTTCTCATAAAATGCCCCTATACATAATATTTTTCTTTTAGTTTTTTCTCGTGTTTTGTAAGCGTAAAGTCAAGCGGATAACAAGCCTTTAATAATGCTTTAATTGTCGCAAGTCCTGCGCCTGTTCCGTCGTCCTCCCAACCTCCGCGCACTTGATAAACGTAGTATTGCCCTATATAGATTTTTTTAACGTATTTTTGCTTGCCTTTTAATTCCTCCAAAAATAAGCCCAAATCATTAACATTTTGATAGCCATAACGCCCGCTTTTAAATCGCCAAATAAAGCCAATACAATTTATGTTTTTTCTTAATACTTTTGATAAATCAACGCTTTTCATTTTTTGCCCCTTTAAATGATGTTTATATTCCATAATTTATTTACGTTATCCTGTATTAAGAAACCACAGAAAACGTGCGGTATAAAAGCCTCATAAGTTTTTAAAAGCCTGTAATAATCGCCCTTTACGCCTTTTGTCCTCAAATGTTCGCTTAATGCGTCTAAATCGCTAATAAACATATTTACACGCGTTTTTAATTCCTCGCCGTGTTCTGCTTTTAAGTCTTTTTCATAATAGTATTTAAAGCCCTCGCGCTTGTTTATGTCTGCCATTATTAAATATTCTGCTAAACCTTTTTTAGTCCTATACATTTTTACGCCTCCAATATGCGCCACTTTACCACGTTTGCGCGTCCGTAAATGTCAATAAATATCGCTTTATAAATCATATCTGCGCTATTTTCTACGCCCTCGCTAAATAGTCGTAAATATCCGCCCTTTAAATAGTTTTTAACGCTATCTTTTATATAACTTGTTGCTTGTGTAAGCGTATTAAATGCACGCTTGCCAAGTTTAAATTTTTGATTTTCTGCTTTTACAATGTAAGCCATTATTTAGCCCCCTTTTAGTATTTAATTTTGCTTATAATTGCCATAATCTCGCGCCTGCTTTTCTCGTTGCTTAACGCGTTTTTTAAAGCCTTTTTATCAATCGCATTTTTAAATAAATCATTAAAGCCCTTTTTATTGTTAGCCATATATAAGCCCTCCAATTTTTAGCCCTTTATCATATCCAATAATTGCGCGCCCTTTAAAATAGCCTCGCCCTGCTCAATAGAGTTAATAAATAAATCGCTTTTCTTTATTGCCTCTTTTGTGCTATCGCTTAAAGCGTCATAAGACTTTTTAAAAGCATTTAGCCATTTTTCGCACTCTTCCGCGTGATGTTTTGCTATTGCCTCCAACTGCTTATAAATTACTGTTTTTTCTGCCTTTTGTTTCGCGTATGGATAATAACTATTTACTGCTTTATATAGCACGCTTTCGTATTTAAAAGCCTCCCACGTGCGATTATAATAATTTATTTTTACTTGTTCGCCCGTGTTTTGAATAACTGCTTTGTGTCCCCAACTTTTGCCCGTATCAAATACAAAGCAAATAATGTTTAAATCGTCGCCGTTTAATGTCTTAAAAGTAAATGTTTTATAATCGTAAGTTTTCATTTTTTCGCCTCCCTTTAATGCTTTATAAAAACTTTTTTTATTTTGCCTTTGCGGTTAGTTTTGCGCGCTTGTATCCGTCCGCTTTTGCGATATTTAGCGCCTCCGCGATACGTTCAAGCCTAACCGCTTTAAACATATCTTTTTTATGTTTTTTTAGTCCTCGCGCCGTTGTGCCTTTAATAAGCGCGTATAACTTGCGCCCGTCGTCTATCACTAACGCGATATTATTTAAGCCGTTTAAATATACTCTTTTCATGTTGTTATAGCCTCCAATTATTAAAAGTTATTTTAAATAAATATATGCGCCCGTGCTTATCTCATAAATTGCGCGTTGTTCGTTTTTAATACCCTCATAAATTGCGCTTTGTTTGTCTGCGATATTTTTTGATAAGTCCATACAATAAAGCCCGTTTTCAAGCCATACGCCCGCATATAAGCCGTGCGCCTTTGCTAATTTTAAATACTTTTTTAAAACTTTTTTTGTAAGTCTTTTAACGCTTTTTTCATAACCTTTTATGCTTACCATATAGCCCACGCTTAAAGCGGTTATATGTCCGCCCGCCGTTAGCGTTGCGCCTCCACTTTTTGCGATGTGTTCTTTTAATTGTTCTAATTGTTTTTTATTCATTTTTGCGCCCTCCGCTTTTTGTTTATCTGCTTATAAGTATAATCACATTTTGCGTTATGTCAATACTAAATTTATAAAATTATTTTTTCTAATTGTTTTATATAGTCAATAATAACATAAGTGTTAAGTAAAAATACTTTACACCATAAAGCACAATATTTATATATATTTAATAGTCAATAATAATAAAAAAAGAATATTGTATATATTAGTCAATAACGCATATACATATACAAAAGCATGAACGCATAAGCATTGAAAAATTAAGCGTGTCGCGACTTATTTTTATATATTCTCAAAGTTTTTGAAACGCTTTTCAAGTGGTGGAATTTTTAAGCATATAAAATAATCAAGATTAATTTATACTAATTTAATATATTTATATATTATTTTCGTTTTTTAGTCGTTTTATTAAGTTTTTAATCAATTTAGATATTTTTATATAGCATTATTTATATGTTTTTAGGCGTTTTAAGGCGCGAAAATTAGTGTTGCTTGAGTGGGGCAGGGGTAATAAAAAAAGGGCGATTGGGTGCGTGGGTTTACTTTCTCACGGTTATCCTTAATGTTTTATTGAGGGGGTATATTGACTTTTATTTCAAAAATGTTTATCATTAAGGAAACATATACAGGAGGCGACATTTATGACAGCAAATGAACTACGCAGACAAAAGGCATACCAAGAGCGAGTAGGCAAGATTTACGGTTGTTGGAAAGTTATTAAAGTTGAATACAAAAAAGGCGCGGACAAAGACCAAGTTTGGACGGTGGAGTGCATACATTGTGGAAAGGTTAAAACCATTAGTTATTGCAAAAAACTTATTAGCGGAAAAGTGGGGCGTTCTTGCGAATGTCAATTCGTTCCAAAGCCGAAACCATTAACGCAGAAAGAAAAGTATAAACTTTGCGAAGGGCAAATAATTGACGATTGGAAGATTATACGCTATGACGAAGGGCAAGGTTTTTTATGCGAGTGTGTTAAATGTGGGCGTATCGCTTATAAGCAGATGAAACCATTGTTGGAACACCGCGCGCCAAAATGCACTTGTTCGGTTAATCAAAGAAAGTATGACGAAGTGTGGATAGGACGCAAATTCGGTCATTTAACTGTTGTTAATGTTTATACAAAAAAATGTAATGACAATAAAAAACGCTCTTATTTTACTTGCGTTTGCGATTGTGGGAATACTTGCGAAATTTTGCCCGTTAGATTAGTTGGGTTCAAACAAAAATGTTGTTCCCCCAAATGCGAATTTAACAACGAAGACCATAAATTAGACTATGGTTCGGTAAAACATACTTTATATAGGAAACTACAAAATATGAAGGCAAGATGTAATAACCCAAATACTGAAAGTTATAAAATGTATGGTGCAAAAGGTATTAGAGTTTGCGATGAATGGGCTAATGGTCGTGAAGGTTTTTATAACTTTTTTAAATGGTCTATGGAACACGGTTGGAAAGAAGGTTTAACCATAGATAGAATTAACCCCGACGGCAATTATGAGCCAAATAATTGTAGGTATATTACAAGAGAAGAAAACTCGTCTTTGGCAAGGCATAATCTAACGCCAAGTTATAAAAGAAAAACTAAATATAGTGCTGTTCAAGTATGTATCAACGAAGATGTGTGTGATTTAAAAACTGCTTTGATTTTGACAGGAATATCTTATGAAAGAATTATGTATTATGTTCAAAAAAAGAGTATGACTTGGCAAGAAGCATTTGATTATGCACTTTCTAAACCAAAAAGAAAACACGAGAGAACAGGTAAATACTCTAAAAAACAGGTCGTATTCATAAAAAATTCCGCGCAAAAATTTTAATTTGAAAAACGTCAATTAAAAGCAAATTTTAGAACATAAAAATAAATAGACTATTGACAAGTCGGTTTATAATTGAAATAATAGAGGCAGGAAAAAGGAGGCGCGAGAAATGATAAAGGAGAAACACTGTGCAATCGGCTATATTCGTATAAGCACCCAAGAGCAAGACGAAAAATACGGGAAGGACGCGCAACGAATGGCGATTAGCAAATACGCGAAGGAACACGGGCTTACAATAGTTTCGTGGTTTACTGATGTCGTAAGTGGAGTAAGCGATGAGAGAGAAGAATTAAATAAATTACTTTACGGATACGATGTGGCAAACCCGCCTTTTGAAGCGATTATCGTTTTTAAGAGTGATAGACTTGCGCGTGATACTAAATTATATTTCTATTACTTATATTTACTTGAAAAGAAGGGCGTAAAACTTATAAGCGTGGAAGAAAACTTTGGCGACGACGAAACATTTGCGAACATTTATCGTTCAATGATGTTATTTGTCGCGGAACAGGAACGTAAGAACATTGCGTTAAGAACTTCACACGGTAGAGAAATTAAAGCCAACGCAGGCGGATATGCAGGCGGTGGTGTGCCATTTGGTTATAAAGTTGAAAAAGGACAATTAGTTATTAATGACGCGGAGGCGCGCATAGTCCAAGAAATTTTTAGTCTTGATAAAGATAACATTTCGCAAGTTAAAATAGCGCAGTATCTTAATGAGCAAGGTTTTAGGACAAAAACAGGCACGCCATTTAATCAAGTTAAAATACACTATATAATTAATAATAGAAAACTTTATCAAGGTTATATTAAATACGGTGGCAAAAAGGCGCAATGGGTTAAAGGCGTTCATACCCCAATACTTGATGAATAACTAACTTGTAGCAATCGGGCTACATTAAAAGCAATAGGGCTAAATAAATCGTTAAATAAGGATAACTATATGTTATCTTTATTAACCATTTATAATGCTCTTTTTTGTTTGGAGGCGAAATTATGGATACATTTGAAAAACTAACTTACCTAATTAAGAAAAACCCAAGTTCATTAGTTTACTATAATGACGCTTATTTATACATAAAAGGGCTTTTTAATCGTGATGTTATGCGCGCTATGATGTGCGCTCGCCAACTTAAAGAGTTATGTGTTAATAACCATAAAGATAAAAGTATATTAGATGATGTTAAGAAAGATATTAGAGAAATAATATTTAAAGTATTAGTATTAGAAACTCCTTATAGTTTAGATAGTTATTTTCAAGCATTAGAATATTATAGACCAATAAATGAACAATTTTACCGCCCGCGCAGGAAACAACTTTTAGATGTAGTCCGCGCAATGGAAGATTTAGTCATTTGGGATAAACTTGACGAGTTATTTTTAAGTTGCCCTCCAAGAATAGGCAAAACAACTTTAATGTTATTTTTAATAACTTGGCAACTTGGCATTAACCCCGAAGTGTCAAATTTGTATGGCAGTTTTTCGGGCGTAGTCGCAAGCGCGTTTTACAAGGGTGTTATAGAAATTATTACTGATGAATATACATATACTTGGAAAAAAATATTTCCGCACGCGAAGTTTGACCCAAAGAGTATGTGTAATAGTAAAGATACGTTCTTGGACGTTGGCAGAAGCAAACGCTATCACAGTTTTACGGCACGTTCCATTGACGGCACACTTAATGGCGCGGTGGACTGTTCTGGAATTTTAATAGGCGATGACCTTGTTAGTGGTTTTGAAGAAGCAATTAACCAAATTAGACTTATGACAGTTTGGAGTAAGGTTGAAAATGACTTTACAACAAGAGCAAAGGAAAGCGCAAAAATACTTTGGATAGGCACTCGTTGGAGTATTAATGACCCAATAGGCAAGCGAATTAAGGTTTTAACCGAAGAACCTGCCTTTAAGAATAGAAGATACAAAGTTATTGATAAACCTGCTTTAAATGAAAAAGATGAAAGCAACTTTGATTATGAGTATAATGTCGGTTTTTCAACAACTTTTTACTTGCAAAAACGTGCGTCCTTTGAAAACACAGGAGATATGGCTTCGTGGTCTGCCGTCTATATGTCATCTCCAATAGAACGTAGCGGGCAACTATTTAATAAAGACGCTTTAATGTATTTCAATGGCGAATTACCACAAAAGAAAGCACCTTACAAAATTATTGCACCTTGCGATGTTGCTTGGGGTGGTGGCGACGCAGTTAGTTGCCCTGTTATGTATGTTTACAAGGACGAAATTAACTCGCGCAATTATGATGTTTATGTTCCTGCCGTTGTCTTTGATTATGGCGATAAAGAAAAAACACAACCAAAAGTTGCCGAATTATGTTTAACTTGGGGAATACAAACCTTGCAATTTGAACGTAATAGTCGTGGAGATGAATACGGACAAGATGTTAATGAAATATTAAAAAGTAAAGGTTATCCAATAAATATTACCGATAAACCTGCGCCTACGACCATAAGCAAGTGCGATAGAATAGTGCAATGTAGTAGTGATATTAAATTACATTTCCATTTTTTAAGCGCACCATACCGAAATAAAGACTATGCAATGTTTATGCAAAACCTATTTTCTTACTCTGCAAATGGTGGAAACAAGCAAAAAGATGACGCACCCGATAGTTTAGCGCAAGGTGTAGATATGTTGCGCCCACAAAACAACCCTGTCGGTAGTTATTCTATCTTTGCACGTCCTTTTTAGTGTCTTTGTCGCAACATAGACAATGCGCTTTATTTTAATACCTTCGTTAGCAAGGTATTTTTTAGTTATGGCTAACGAAACAAAATACGAATATTTATATACAAACGGCAGAATTAGGATACTTTCCAACTATTCTCCAATAAATGAAACCAATATTGTTCAAGCATTAACAGAAGCAAACGCTTTGTTTTTAACAAATTTAGCAGAAATTGAGTATTTATACAACTATTACAAAGGTATTCAACCAATACTTGCGCGTGAAAAGGTTTACCACCAAGAAATTAATAACAAAGTAGTGGAAAACCACGCAAGAGAAATTGTTGCTTTTAAAGTGGGCTATCTCTTATGGAAGCCGATTGAATACGTTGCGCGTAAAGATAAGTCCAAACTTAATGGTTTAAATACTTTAAATGACTACTTAATACTTGAAGATAAAGTAGGACAAGACAAAGCAATAGCAAAGTGGCAATCAATTTGCGGAACTGCTTATCGTTTAAGTGTTCAAAACGACAATTATGATTTAGACCCAAATAACGAAGCGCCATTTAAGTCTTATGCAATAGACCCAAGAAATGCGTTTGTCGTATATAGTGCAGACTATAAAAAAGAACCTGTTTTAGGAGTTATCGTTGATAGGGTATTTAACGAAAAAGGCGAACTTAAATTACGTTTCCAAGCATATACACACGATATGTTCTATGAAGTGGTGGACGGAAAAATTATAAGTAGTCGTCCTCACACTTATGGTTCAATCCCACTTGTTGAATATCCTCTTAACGAAGAACGCATTGGCGACTTTGAACAAGTTATCAAACTTCTTGATTGTATTAACCAAGTTGCAAGTAATCGTTTGGACGCAGTTGATGAATTTGTGCAAGCCCTTATGGTGTTTGAAAACGTAGATATTAAAGACGAGGACGTTAGAAAACTTAAAGAACTTGGCGCAATTAAGATTAAAGACGCAAGCAAGGAACTTAAAGCAAACGTCCGCTATCTAACCCAAGAACTTAACCAAACACAAATACAAACACTTGTTAATTATATGTATTCAATAGTCTTAAAGATTGTTGGTATGCCAAGCCAAAGCGACGGAAACACAAACGATAGTTCAAACAATGGTGCGGTTATCCTCAAAAATGGTTGGCAAGGCGCAGACGCAAGAGCAAGTGAAACCGAAGTTATGTTTAAAACAAGTGAAAGACAGTTCCTTAAAAACATACTTAATATTTGCAAGGTTATGACAAAAGGAAGTGTTGAATTAAGCACAACCGACATTGAAATTAAGTTTACCCGTAGAAATTACGAAAACTTATGGCAAAAAGCACAAGTTCTTGACTTATTACTCAAAAATAACAAAGTAGCACCAAAATTAGCGTTCCAAGTATGCGGATTATTCACAGATAGCGAAGAAGCATACCAAATGAGTGAAAGTTATTACGAGCAAGCCAAGAAAGAAGCAGAAGATTTGCTTAAACAGGCACAAACTAATGAAAACGAGTGAATTTACATTAGAAATGGCGAAACAAATTTGCGACATATTGAACCGCAGAAATGAAGTAGTCATTAAATGGGAACGCGACAAAGTAGCCATTGTAGAGATTAAACGTAAATGTATCTCTAAAAATGACGTATCACAAGGTTATTAAGGTAGAAATACCTAAAAAATAAACATTCGTTAGAGAAAACGAATTAAAACTAATCGCAAAGTAGTGAGAGAACACTAACCCAAAAAACGCAGGAGGTTTTAGTTCTTATGACAAAAGAACAAATTGAAAAATTAGGTTTAACCTTTACCGAAGGAATGACCGATGATGATGTAGTTAAAGCATTATCAAAAAAACACGCCGATTTTGAAAGCGAAAAGGCAAATTTAAAAGGACTTAATGACAAATATTCAAGCCAAATTGCCGACTACAAGAAAAAAGAAGCCGACAAATTGACAGAAGCCGAAAAGCAAGCAGTTCAATTTAAAGAAATGCAAGAGAAAATTAAACAACTTGAAACCGAAAAGTCCGTAAGCGTTAAGAAAACCCAATATATCAAAATGGGTTATAGCGATGAACTTGCCGAAAAGGTCGCAAAAGGCGAATTAGAAGGTCAAGATGTTAGCGCATTTCATCAAGAGTTCTTGAAAGCACACGATGAAGCATTAAAGAAAGAACTTATGAAGAAAAACCCTACACCAACAGGAGGCGGAGAACCTAATAAGACATTCACCAAAGAGGGCTTTGCAAAAGGCGAATATTCATACGAGCAATTATGTGATTTACAAGCCAAAAACCCTGCACTCTTTGATGAAATTACTAAATAGTAATAAATTAGGAGGAAAAACATTATGTCATTATTTGACGCAAAACAATTTAATCCACTTGTATTCCTCAAATATATGGAAACAGTGGAAAGCGCAAGAACAAACCGCTTAATCAAAGCAGGCGTTTTTGTTGGCGAACCTTCATTCGCACAATCACTCCAAGACGGAGTTGGCGGAAACTATATGCAACGCAACTTCGCAGGACGTTTACCAAAGAATGAAACCATTTATGACGGTGCGCACGATATTTCAACCGATAATTTACCAACCTTCAAACAAGGCGTTGTCGTTCTTGGTTGGGCGAGAGCATTTACCGAAAAAGACTTTACTTTCTCAATTACAGGTAAAGACTTTATGTCAAATGTTGCCGAACAATTAGTTGAATATATAGACGAAAGACACGAAGATTGCTTAATTTCTATCTTAAAAGGTATCTTTGGTTCAGCATTAGCAGGCAAAGTCATCAACAAATCACTTGGTTCACTTTCAGTCGCAGACATCGTGGACGGTTTAGCACTTCAAGGCGATAAATCAAGAAATATTGTCGCAGTTGCAATGCACTCCACAATTTTATCCGCATTAAAGAAAGCAAACCTTGCACAAGCAGTTAAGTTCCTTGATGTCAATGGTATCCAAAGAGATTTAGGTATCTATCAATGGGATAGCAGAGAAGTCATTGAAGATGACGAAATCGCACCTGCCGAAAGTTATGCAATTTCCGCAGATACAAGCGTTCAAGCAGGAAAAGTTTACTACACCAAAGACGGAGATGAATATGAAGTAGTCGCAGAACCAACAGGCAACCCACATACATCTTCATATTATGAAAGAACACTTGCCTACCCTGTTTACTTACTTGGTAGAAACGCATTTACTTTCCAACCACTCCCTGTCAAAGTTCCTGTTGAAATGCACCGTTATCCATTATCCAATGGTGGCGAAGATGTTTTAGTTTCAAGAGAAAGATACGTTATGCAACCTTATGGCATTTCATTCAAACAAAGTGCTATGTTAGGCAATGCACCAACAGTTGCAGAACTTGAAACCGCTTCTTCTTGGGAATTAGTTAATACAGGTGGAGTTGCCCCTGTTTCTATTCCTTTAAAGAACATTCCTATCGCCTGTATTGTTTTCTCCATTTCAGGCATTTAATAAGTTTAAGTTTTAGTGGAGGTAATACCTAATGACTAATGATGAGAAAATTGAGCAAATGCAAGTAATGATTGGCGAAGAACACCCACCAAAAGTTTTAGGCATTTACCTCCGCCAAGCAAAACAACTTATCTTAAACAAAAGATTTCCGTATGACGAACAACCAAGCGAGGTTGAAGATAAATACGAGCAATTACAAATTGAATTAGCAATATCACTATTTAACGAAAGAGGTGCGGAAGGGCAAAAGTCGCATAACGAAAACGGAGTTAGCCGAACTTGGCGAACAAAAGAAGAAATTATGCACGATGTCGTTCCGTGTGCAAGTGTCTTATGAGAAACTTGAAAATTAACGAAAAGAAGTATATTGGACTTAATTATTTAGGCGAAACGGATTACACCGATAGCGACGGATATAACACAGGCGAAAAAATCGTTAGTTATGGAAACGAAATTGAATTTAAAGCCCACGTTAGCGGTGCTTCGGGAACAACCGTTATAGACAATAGTGGCATTATCATAGAATATGATAAGTCAATGGTGCTAACAAGAAAACAACTAAATGATTATGGGTTTAACGAAAATACCGTGTTCTTCATTGATAAAGAACCCGAATACGATAGTGATAACAAACCATTATACGATTATAAAGTAAAGCGTATTAAAGATACCCTTAATGAAGTAATGATATTGTTAGAGAAAGTTAGAAATAACTAATGGCTACTATAAAAGTTTCGTGGACTAAATTACCTGAAAAAGTAATTGACGAACTTATGCAAGATGTGAAAGCAACTGCCCCAAAAGTGCTTGAAGCATTTAGCAAAGAAGTAGAGGTAAGCGCACGCAGAAACTTCAACAGAGCAATAAACGATATAAGTGGCGATAACCCTTATATTAGTGTCGTTAGAACGGTAAGCGGTAATAATGCAAAAATAACGTGTAGTGGCGAACAAGTGTTATATGCCGAAT